CCGAAAAGCATCGTCGACATAGAACGAAAATCCTCAAGAAATTGGGGATCTAAGTTCGCATCGGCGGTCCTGACATCCTGCTCACACTGGATATAGTCAGCCATCGCTTGCCTCTCACGACTGTGTGCAGATACCTTAAGGTTCTGCCTCACAGAAGAAGATCCTTTAGGGGTCTTCTTGGGAGGGGCGATCTTGCTAAACAACAACGTAAGTTGTTGCAAAGCATAGATTGCTTCGATGTCTGGTTCATCCAGCAACGCACCATCAACAGGACTAAACACACGTCCAAGGAAACCCTGTAGGAAACAGGGAGACCGGTAAGACGATTCCCCGCTCGAGCGATTAAGCTTGAACGAGGAGACGTCCGAAGGGACGACTTGACCATGGTCCAGCCATTTTTGGATGGCCTTACCATAGTCAGCCAGGGTTACGGCCAAAAACCATAACCCCTCGTGTTCAGTCCGACTCAAGACAGTTTTTATGTCTTGAGTGGCGCTAGTACAGCATCGTTTAGCCATTTCCATGGCTAAACAGGACCAGAGTGACGTCAGGCTTTTCATAGTCCCCTTTCATTTGAAGGGTAAACTATCCCTAGCCTACGTCGATGCTACTTGGTTGTAGCTCTCTCAGCATCAATGAGTTCTTGAAGGACCACAGTGGCCCGCAAGAAGTCATTATATGCATCGCGCATTTCATTCGACTGCTGAGCCCAAGGGTTCAGCAGAATGAATACGCGGGTAACCTCCAGCTCCTTGTGAAAGAAAGCTAGAGGGTACGCCGAGAACCTCAACCAAGGAACGTTCGCATTCTCAAACATACCAGTTCTTATGAAGGAGCTGGTACAAGAGAATATCGCCAGCGAAAACAAGAATAGCGATGATGACCAACAACCAGACAATTGAAGTAGTCTGGATGTAAAAATCATCATATCTATTCCGCCATTCGAGATTCGAAGAATCCCAGTAATGGCCGTCATCTGACTTGTTCTCTCCACCCAGGATATTAACCTGATTGAAGAGTGTCAGTTGACCGTTTTCGTCTCGTCCTGAGTCACGCCCCTCCTGATAGAGTGGAGACCAGAAAGCCATATGGCTTTAGGACTCCCCTCCCAGGAGCTTCGTGATCAGGGCGTCCGAGCTTGCGGTGAACTGGGTCTTGAACCCGGTGTACACCGCGAGAGCCTCCGCGTTCGTGAAGCCCGCCTGAGGGATGTCAAAGACGATGTAGTTACTCATCGACACCTTGACATTCTCAGTGGGCTTGAA